CAATTCATTTAATTTGAGGTGTATTTTTTCAGGAATATCTAATTTATAAAACTCTGTAATTGCTTTGTTAATTTCAGTTGATGTATATACACCATCGGAACGTTTCATATTCTTTTCAATATATTCTCTTAATTCCATTTTTACGCCTCTGTAAAATAATATTTTAAATCTTTATTGTTAGCTAACGGATTACTCATTCGTATTAAATCTAATCTTACGGCATTAAATAAAAATGTTCTGCTATCCATTTTATTCCTTAATTTAGTTATGTTTTTTGCTTTAATATAAGCATTTCGCACATCGGCATATTCAAATTCAGGTTTATTGATGTATGACTTCATACGCTCTGTCATCAATTCAATATATGCTATTTTAGATAATTGTTTATTAAATTCCGATTGCATAATTTACCTTTCAAAAAAAGCTGGTTCTTTTAACTTATTTTGCAACATCTCTATTTCGTGGTCACGTTCTTCAATCTGTTGCTGCAATCTTTCAGTTTCGAATGTTAATTGCTCTATATAATCATAGCATTCTTCACATTCATTAAGAGTCAATTCTGCAATTTGCTTTGCCTCTTTTAATATTGTGAATAGTTTTTCGTTTTTCATTTTAGTTCCTTGAAATTAAACAATATATTTAATAACGTACCAAGTAAAATTTTATTGTAAAAAAAAGCATACCTAAAAAGATATGCCTTAGATTAGAATAGAAAAAATCAAATATTTAATATTTCACATATAAAATCATCTGGATTAATGTTATATTTTTTGCAAGCTCCAACGAAATCATTGAGATTAAAATGTAAAACGTTATCAATATTCTTTTCAGATATTATTTTTTGGCTTTGAGTTGGATAGTCAAAATAACCATCTCCACAACAAAGAGAAGCATTAACATCGTTGCATATTGTTTCCATTTTGCACAAATCACAACTTATTTTTATATCTTTATTTGGCTCTACCTTAATAAAATATTCTTCAAATGCACCATTATAAAATTCAAATACTTCATTATATGCAATATCAGGCTTACTATCGAAATTGAAATTTACAGTTCTCATTCTTTTTTCCTTTTTAAAATTATAGAAACAACAATTAATATCATTAATAACAATAGGATAAAACCGATAAATATTAATATCGGCATAGTAATTTCGTACCACGTTAAATTGATAAAACCGAAAAGCACGGCAATATAATTAATTAAAGTAATCAATATTGCTAAATGCCACCACTTTATTTTAAATTTATTCATATAAGCTCCAAATTCAAATTGACGGATAAGAATTTATTTTATTTTAAATTGCTAAAAATTCTTTTCTAATTTCATCTTCATAAAAATTACCTTTTAATGCTGTTGTAGTCATTATCCCTTGTTTTTTAACCCCTCTCATTTCTTTGCATAAATGCCTCCCATTAACCAATACGCCTAATCCTTGTGGTTTTAATTTGTCGTTTAAATAATCAGCGATATTTTGCGTAAAATATTCTTGCGTATTCAAACGTTTTGAAAAGTATTCTACTATCCTACTTAGTTTTGATAATCCTATTATATGTTTATTTGGTATATATGCAATTTTGACTTCTCCAAAAAAAGGTAAAAAATGATGCTCACAAAATGTATAATAACTTATTCCTTTGTCTGAAATCATTTGGTTGTAATTCTTAGCATCAAATATTGCTATACGTGGTTCATCGGCTGTTAATAATTCGTTCCACGCTTTTAATATACGTTTCGGACTATCTTTTAACCCTTCACGCTCTATATTGTCGTAATGACTCAATATAAGCTTTATTGCACTTTCCAAATTTTGTGGCTCTGAATGGTTAGTCTCCATTTTTGATTTTCCTTTATTAATTCTATACATCTATCTAAATTTTCATAATTTAATTTATCGTTTTTAAATTCAGGACTTAAAAAATAGTAATCAGCTTTTAAATTGTAATTTGGAATATTACTATCTTTATTAATTATATATTTTAATTCGTTTATATTAACATTTGGTTGTTTGATTAGTAATTTTGGGCTTACTGTAATAAAATCAATATTATTTGGCATTTCATTTGTACCGTTTGTTTCGATTGATTGGAAAAAACCCAAATCTTTAAAATATTCAATTATACCAAAATTTAATTGCAATGTCGGTTCTCCACCAGACCAAATAATATTATTACAATTATATTTTATTATATTTTGGTATAATTCAAAAATGGTTAATTGATAATTAATACTATTATGTTCCGTATCGCAAAAACTACAATTCAAATTGCAGCCACATAAACGGATAAATATGTTCGGCGTTCCTGCTCTTATCCCCTCGCCTTGCAAGGAATAAAATATTTCGTTAATATTCAACTTTTGCATAGCTATTGCTCGTTTCATATAACGTTATTGATTTTAATTTTGCAAATGTTTCTATTTCGTTTTTTATTTGTTGTTCAATCCATAAGATTAAATTTTCCGCTGTTGAAATTGGAACTATATCGTTTAAATATTGATGGTCTAAAATATTAATTACTCTATCATTAATTAGATTTTTAAATTCTTTAAAGTTGATAACCCAACCAAATTCATTAATAAAACCCTCAATCTCTATTGTTAATTTATATGTATGCCCGTGCATATTTCTGCACGCTCCATAACATTCAACATCTGGCAACTTATGAGCCGCCTCGAATTCAAAATGTTTTGCTATAATCATTTAATATACTCCGTAGTATCAAAATTTAATAATGCTTCTTTACGTTCAATACAAGTTCCACATTCTCCGCAGTGTAATTCTAATCCTTTATAACAACTCCACGTATTATTAAAATCAATATTTAATTCCTTACCTTTTAATGCTATATCTCTTTTATTAATATTTGTGTAAGGAGCTAAAATATTAATATTATTATAAGTGCCATAAGCAATGGCATTATTCATTTCATTAATAAATGTTTGTCGGCAATCAGGATAAATAGTATGGTCGCCTTTGTGGTTTGCAATTAATATTTTTTTAGCTCCAGCACTTTCAGCAACACCAGCCGCTATACTTAACATTATACCGTTTCTAAAAGGTACTATGGTACTTTTCATATTATCATCAGCATAATGCCCTTTTGGTATTTCGCCACCATTTTGCAATAAATCAGATTTGAAATATTGGTTAATGAATGGCAAATTAATAACAATATGTTTTATGCCTAATTTTTTACAATTTTTTTTGGCAAAACTTATTTCTTTATTATTATGTTTTGAACCATAATTAAATGAAATAGCTAATTTAATTTGCTCTTTATATTCGTTTAATAAAACTGTGGAGTCAAGTCCACCGCTATAAATTATTATCATTTTAAAATATCCTTTTTGTAATTATAAATCACTAAATAAAAATTCGTTTTTATGATTTGCTCGCTGCAAGAAATACGTACGGACGGCTGCCCCCCCCGCAAGGCATAAGTTTATTTCTAACCATTCTCCGTATTTAACCCATTCCCAAAAGTTGTTTATTGCTACCTCTTTTGATTTTAAACGCGTCCCTTCTGGCTTATTTATTTTAATTAATTCTTTACCGTTAAATTTATATAAAAAACCACCTCTATTTCCATAAATCCACGCCGTACTATCCACGCTGTCAAATTTATAATTTTGTAAATTACTTTTGGTAAAACCTAATCCGTGTATTTTAGCACCGTGAGAATGAGCAATGTCGCATAATTGATTTAAAAATTTATATTCTATTGATTTAATTTCATTTGAGACAATACCTCCAATACTAACATATTTATATTCTTTGCACATATCTATAAAGTTTTGTTTCCCTCTACTTTTATGCCAAACAGGGATAGTTTGTTTATTTGTTTTTGATTCAATTTTATTCCGTATTTCAATAACTTTATTGTATCCAACGACGCTATCAATATCTAATTCAAAAAATAAATCAACTTTATGATTATTAATAAATTCAATATATCTATCCACATAATCATTATAGTTTACATTTGTTTTGCTGTTTGAAATAAATGTAAATGCTCCACTATCTAACATAAAAGATTTAACTTTATGTATTAACGGTATTTGCCAATCTTTAATATAATAAAAACTTTCCAACAAATTAACTCTTTCCAACAAATTAACTCTTTCCAATAAAGGTGCTTTTGAACCAGCATTTGCAGCCGCTATATACACGTCCAAATTATTCTCCCAATACGATTTTCCCAAATTACCAGCATTACCCCCCCCAGCAATATATAGTTTCATTATAAACCTAACAATTTAAAAACTGCATCTTCACAACTTTTGCCGTGCTTTAATAATGCTGATTTTACTATATTATAATCGTTTTCGTTATATTCTAATATTATTTTAAATTTTTCTTCTTCCGGCTCTGTTTCGTTTTCTGTTTCAAAAAAATCATCTAAATTTGTTTCTTCGAAACTTGGCACGTCCATCCCCCACTCAATTAACTTATCATTATCCCATTCGTTCGCCAATATATCGAAGTCCCACTCTCCAAAACCAACATTATCTTTAATGATAAATTCTTTTTTTTGTTCATCTGTTAAATTGAACGCACGAATAATATATACCTCTTGCATTCCTATTTCTTTGCACGCTTTTAATCTCATATTGCCACCGATAACAACGCCATCATTATCAATAACAATTGGTCTTAATTTCAGCATTTCAGGAAACTCTCGAATGCTTTGAACCAATTTCTTATATTTGTCGTTTTTGATAACTCTTGGATTATCTTTATTTGGCTTAATTTCATTAATATTAATTAATTCAATCATTGAACCGCTCCATCAAAATTATTAATAAATTGCTTTTCAATTAACATTGCATTTTCTAAAATATCAAAACTTGGTTTTATCGTAACTAAATCTTCTTGACTATTCTCAAATATTGCTTTTATGTCGTTTAAATCATTCCTAATCAATTTAATTTCATTAAGTATATATTTTATTTGCTTAACTGAAAACTCTTTGTTACGACGATTTAAACAACGTTTTTTCATATATTATCCGTATATCTTAAAATAATCGAATATTGCTTCGGCAATTAAATCATATTCACTTTCAGGGATAATCATAAAAGGACGTGCCGGAATACCTCCACCGCCAAAATTCATTCTATTTGCATAAGCTAAATTAGTTGATAATAATACACTATCACTTGTAACCTCTGTAACTTGAATACTATTTCTTAAATTACCAAATAATTGTAATATCTTACCATCACCTTTATTATACGGTGGTTTCGCTCTGCGGTTCTCCCAATTTCTATTTGGGTTTTTATAAGTTTTCCAGCCGTCCCATTGCTTCGGACGCCCTTGCTGTTCAAAGTTTTCTTGAATTATGTAATCTAAAATCTGTCCTACCGATTGCATTAACAAAACTTTGTTTAATCCGTTATACCAATTTAAAACCTCATCTGTTAATGCTTTTAAACCGCTTAAATTGCCGATTGTATCAGGAATACCTTTATTATCAATTCTTACTTTTAGATTAGCTTTCAAACCTAAGCTGCCGCCATCGTTTGCCATTACATTATCCTTCCATTTTCAATTTCAAATATGTTAGCTCTAAATTCTTTATTATTATTATGTTCAATCGTTGCGAATCCTTGCGACCACTTATTCAAAATAGCATAATCCATTTCTCCAGCCAAATAACCAACAGCACCAGCCCAAAAAGTTTTTTTATCCAACGCTTGCTTAAATATTTTAAATTGGTTTCGATGGTAGTGTCCGCAAATGTAATGATTATTTATAAATTGCCATAATACGTTTGTTATATATTCAGGATTATAAGCACCTCCAGGTTTTTCGTGTCCGTGCAAATGCCATAAATTACCAACTTTAAAAGGTTCAACAATATACTTAATATTAAGCTCTTTCAAACCTAATTTACTTTGATATAAATCAGATACTAAATCATATATTTCAGATGCTTTTTCCATTAAGTAAGTTTGCAATCGTACCTCGTGGTTACCCTCTTTATATATAATTTCAGCATCAGGAAACAGATTGCGTAATTTAGTCAAAAATTCCTTAACGATTTTAATTTCAGCCGAAACACTTTTATTCATTGGATTCTTAACATATCGGCTTGCTTTGTAAAAATCGATTATATCACCGTTTAAAACGATAATATCAGGATTGTAATCAATTGCAAAATCAATTACACTATTTAATGCTAAATTGTCTTGAAAAGGAAAATGGATATCAGTTAATAACAATTCCTTTTGCTTAACACCAACTTTTATTTCAGGATTAAAATTAATAATCTGTCTATTTTGAAAAGCAAATCGGATATTATCGGCTGTACGAATACCAACACCTAATAATTCCTTTATCCTTTCACGTGTAATTAATTCATTACGACGCTCCAGCTCATTCAAAACTAAGACGGCTTTTTGCCATAGCTCTTTATCAATTTTCATTTTAACCTAATTTTATTCGTTTTTATAATTTCATATTGTCGTACATTTTTAGCAATAATTTTATAATCAGCACCAACACCATAAACCAAATAAGGCTCATTCAAACTATCATTTAATAAACCTTTTGATGTTACTTTAATCCCAAAATTGTAATCTTTAACCAAATTGACTTTTATAATTTCAGTATTAAAATTCAAATAAGTAATTTCAACTTCATACTCATAATTGTAATTCATTTTGACAGAATTACAACTTACAAATAGAAAAGATAAAATAATAAGTATTGATTTCATAATTTGCCTTGTTTAAAATAACATTGACGTTCTATTATTAATTTTATTTTAAATTAGTACGTGAGCAACACTCACACACTTAAAACCCCTCTGTTTTCATTTCAGTTTGAAAATCATTAAACAATTTAGGATTATAGTCTTTTTTCTTAGGTGTGAAACTAAACGAACCATTTTTACCTTGAAATTCCTTATCGGCAATATCCGCCTTATAATCAGAGCTTTCACTCACACCGATTTTTTTTGCAACACTATTTGGCACTGTCCTTAACCTTGAGCGGCAATTGTAATGACGTGGAGGTCTGTAATTCTCATTAAAATTTTCGTCGTCTTTTCTAAATATTTTACCATTTAAACTTTTGCATTCAGTTGTCGTAGAGCTATCCATCGTAGCCACATATTGCACGTATGGCAATACCTCAGCCGTCGCTTGCTGCTGTTCAAATCTGCCATCGTTATATGCCGAATGTACATTCGTTTGATATACCGTTCCAATTTTGCCGCTTGTCTTACTATCCTTAGGCAACCAACCATTTTGAGAATAAAAACTATTTAAGCCCTTAACCCACTCTTTAAACGTAGTTCCTTGTTCAATTGCTTTAATCAAACTTGCTTTTGTATCTTGAAGTATTCTCATTTTAGTTACACCGCTCACGCTCCAACTTTGTTTTTTTATTAGTTCGGCAGTTTGTTCAAAATTTGCCGATAATTTGACGCCTTTTTTCTTGAAATATTCAACGGCTTGCTTCGGCTTCAATTTCAAAGCAGTAATTATCATATCAATATTTATTTTCATATCCCGACCTCATCGTTTTCGGCATTAATACCAACAATAGCCGATATATTGATTACTCTTTCCAAATAATCACGATAATCAGCACTCATAGGTTTTAGCTTTTTATACATAGCATCAATTTTATCCAACGCCTCTTCGGCATCATTACAATTACTCAATTCATATTGGATTTTATCAATTATCGGCTGTAAATATTTATTCATATTTTCATTTTCTGAAATTAACTCGTAGAAATCGGCAATCAATTTTGCATTTTCCTTATCTGTGCTTTTCGGTTGGTTCTTAGCATTAAAGATATTTTTATCATTACTACCGAATAAACCACTTGAAGTGTTTTCAACAATTTCAAAATCTTCTAAATTAATATCATCGTAACTTTTAACAATATAGTCTTTTGTAAATCTTATCCCTTGATTATACAAAGTCATATCTCGATTAACTTTATTAACATCGATACTACTTTGTTCGTATAATTCAGTATCAGGTTGTCTTTTCTTTGTGTCGTAATTAAAGATAAAAATATATTCAATGATTATATCAAAAAAGTTTTCGATTAGCTTTTTGTCTCCATCAATTAAACGTGTTATGGTGTCTTCAGCTTGAGCGTTATTCCCTAAGCTGCCAGGTGTTGCACTTGCCGCTGCGTTGTGTCCCATTATGTCAACCGCAAAATTGCCGTCACACCATTTAATAAATTCTTGAAATACCTGTCCATTATTACTATTATTCTCAATCGTATTAAGATTAACCTCTTTGTTTAACACACCTACGGAGCTATTTATCATATTCTTTAACTGTGTAACTACATTGGCTTTTAATGTTTCATTATCCACATTTATAATATTTTCAACTTGCGCATACAAAAAAGGAATGCCAAATTTTTCAATGTATTTTACCCACGTTGCAATTATATTTTTCTTGAAAAACCAACTCCAATACAATTTAGACAATAAAGCATTACCGTATTGATTTACGACGCTTGAACCGTTACGTACAACAATAAACTTGTAAGGGTCTAATTCTGTTTCGTTTCCGTCTCCAATAAAATAAAGTGTTTCTTC